GATCAATTTGCCGTTGTCGGCCCACGCGCTGGATGCGCATGAGCCAAAGTGTTTGCCAAAGAGCTCGCCGCAGAGCCTTCAAACGTTTCGTGTGTGTGTCACGCTTGAAGTCCCGCTTGCGGCGAAACTCATCAACTTCCTTGCGCCACGCCTTCGCCTTTCTGCGAAGACGCAAGCGAGGAAGTCGTTTCCGATTGTCCTTTTTCTCTTTGAAAACGAAGGGAGGATAGCTAATGATGCCATCCTCCTCTTCGTCACAATCAATCAAAGAGAACATGTTGTCGCTGAAGCGAGAGTCTGTGTTACCTGTGAACACAAACCCACGCTTCTGCAGTTTCATCACCACTTCTTCGTAATCTGGTACGTCCAATTCCTCGAGGGGAGGAAGAACGTCGTCATCCAGATCAAAATCAGTGTTGGTGAGGCCATCTGTAGGTACCAGCCTAGAGGGAGTCCGCGAGTGAACGTGAGTCCACTCATCAACTCGCTCCGAGCCAATCCCAACAGAACGCCTGTCACAAACTGTTGCCTGCGGGATGCACTCATCCACCGATCCAACAACACCTCGCGCCATATCCATGCGCAAAGTGCAGTCGCAATCAGCAAAAAAGCACACCCCAACCAATTCACAAACGCCGTTTCCACGTTCGTGAAGATGAAGTCCACATCGCCCTTCCACATATCCAGTCCCATCCGTTGTTCCGGGGACAGATACGGGGGTTCGAAGAACAGTCTCAGACTCCGGGGGGATGTCTGAGTGACCGTCGCGGGAACAAGATCCAAGCACTGTCGAAACAGCGCGAAGAACTCCTTCCCCACATCGGTCTCGGGCTGCATTCGTAGCCAGCCCATGCCGGGTAGCAAATCCGGCGTACTCTCCAAGGTCGTACCATTCGACACGGGGAACAAAAACGGGGTTTCCATTGTTGTTCTGCATGTCGCTTGCGCTTTTGTGAAACTTTTGTCCTAATACAAGAACCGGTTGGCCGAAGCCTGCATCTTTGAGCAATCAAAACCATAGTACCACGTCCACCACCATTTGGTAAACGTAATACTTAATTGAGACTGCCCCCGTCTTTTTTCCGAAGAAAGACTAGTGATGCCGCCTTGAAAACTCTGTTCAAATCTCGTGTGTTCTTGCACGAGGCCGCTCCCACGGTAGGGTACACGGTCCAGCCTAAACCTGGC